CCTTGTTTTCAAAGGGGATTAGGTATAGGAAGAACTATGAGAAATTACCAGGTAAACCGGATATTGTTTTGACAAAGTATAAAATTGCTATATTTTGTGATGGAGAGTTCTTTCATGGAAAGGATTGGGAAGTATTGAAGCCAAGATTGCAAAAAAGCAACAATAGCGAATTTTGGATAAACAAGATTTCTAAAAATCGGGAACGAGATGATGAAGTTAATAAAAAATTATTGTTTATGGGTTGGACGGTTATTAGATTTTGGGGAACTGACATAAAGAAACACACAGAAGATTGTGTAAGGGTAATAGAGGAAACTATATTTGATATTGCAGTGGAGGATGGAACATATGAAGAGTAGATTTGAAAAAGCAGGAGATGAAATAAGAAGACAGACACGAGAATTGATACTCGATTTTATGAAACAAAGCGAGGAGTGTCAACCAGGAGCCGAGGGAATTAAACAAGCAGAGTTATTTAGGGTTTGTGGCTTGGATTGGGGGGAACAACCTACTGCTACGTCAACTCAACAGAATTTTTGGCTTGTTGGGTTGTTAAGAACATTGGAAAGTGAAGGGATTGTTGAACGGGATGTAAGCACAAAAAAGTGGAGGTTAAAATAACGAACATATATTCGAAAAAAGTAGTTGCGTTTCAGGGAGATATGTTGTATAATAACAGGGAAATAAATGGTATACAATTTCTCCCGGAGGCGATTATATGAAACAGATGCATTTAAGAGTGGATGATGCACTATATGAGGAACTTAATACATATTCAATTGAGACCGATCAATCAATGCAATCTTGTGTTAGAGAAGCAGTTGCATACTATATTACGGATAAGAAAAAGAAACAGATGTCAGATAAAAAGTCACAGTTTACATTCATTGATCTCTTTGCGGGTATTGGTGGGATGAGACTTGCATATGAAAATGCAGGTGGAAGATGCGTTTATTCTAACGAGTGGAATAAGTATAGTCAACAAACGTATTATGCTAATTTTGGTGAACAACCAGAAGGTGATATTACACAGGTTGATGCCAAAAACATTCCGGATCATGATGTGTTGGTTGCAGGGTTTCCATGTCAGCCATTTTCCATTGCTGGTGTTTCAAAAAAGATTAGTATGGGAAGAAAAACTGGATTTGAAGATAAAACACAAGGGACATTGTTTTTTGATGTTTGTCGTATATTAAAAGAGAAACGTCCAAAAGCATTTATGCTTGAAAATGTTAAAAATTTAAAAAGCCATGATAAGGGAAGGACGTTTAAAACAATTCTGGAGTCTTTGGATGAACTAAAGTATAAGGTTTTTTATGCTGTTTTGGATGGACAGGATTTTGTTCCTCAGCATAGAGAACGAATTATAATTGTTGGTTTTGATATGGAACGATATGGTAATGATATGGAATTTGAGTTTGATATTACACCAATGAACCCGAAGCCGGTAATGAAAGACATTTTGGAAAAGAAGGTTGATGCAAAATACACATTATCCGATAATTTGTGGACCTATCTTCAGAATTATGCTGCGAAGCACAAGGCAGCAGGTAATGGATTTGGTTATGGAATAGCTCCGTTAGATGGAGTGTCTAGAACTATCAGTGCACGTTATCATAAGGATGGTTCAGAAATATTGATAGCACAAAGGGGTAAAAATCCAAGAAGACTAACACCGCGGGAATGCGCTAGACTACAAGGATTTCCTGAAAGTTTTGTAATACCAGTATCTGATACACAGGCATATAGACAATTTGGTAACTCGGTAGTGGTGCCTTTAATGGCTAATGTTGCCAAACTTATAATGGAAAAAATTAATTTAATGGAAGCAAATGCAGATATAGAAAAAAGGAAGGCGATTTAATGTCAACAGAAATAATAAGTAAGGCGATAGAATCGGCTGTCGCAAGTGAATTGTCATTTTGCAAGTTTTTAGCCGCAAATGATACAGGTGCTACAGGTGGACATCAGAGTGGTGTACTTGTATCTGTTTCTGCAAGTAGAATGCTGTTTGAAGAAGCGTTGCCAGATAATGATATTTTGAAGAGAAATATAAAAATTACATGGCAAGGAGATTTAACTACAGAGAGTGCGTTTACTTACTACAGTAGCAAGAGAGAATTGAGAATTACTAAATTTGGAAGAGGATTTGATATTATAAATCCTGACAGAACGGGTGCACTTTTTGTTTTAACAAAACAGTCATGGGATGATTATTCAGCGTTTGTATTGGATACTGAAGATGAAATAGAAGAATTTTTAAGCACATTTGGGATTAGCGCTACAGAAACTAATTGTTTGTTTGGTGCTAGCGGTGTGCAAAGAAGCACTGTGGAACAACAAGCAATAGAAGAATTTGTTTCATCGTTACAAGTGGAATTTCCTGAAACAGAAGCAATGTCACAGGCTGCAAGAACTATATCAGATACAGTTTATAATCATGTTGAATATTTGGTTACTAATCCTGATAAAAAAATCATTGAATGGACTAATATGGAATATGCTTTGTTTAGAACAATAGAAGAATATCGATATGGCAATATTGTAAAGAATGGATTTGCATCTGTTGAAGAATTTGTAAGTGTTGCTAATTCGATATTGAATAGACGTAAAAGCAGGGCGGGGAAGAGTTTAGAACATCATTTGGAAGCAATATTTGATGCTAATCAAATTATATATGATTCACAAGCAATTACAGAAGGAAAGAAAAAGCCGGATTTTCTTTTTCCTTCGGCAGTAGCATATCATGATATGTCTTATCCGTTGGATAAATTGGCAACTTTAGCTGCTAAAACAACTTGTAAGGATAGGTGGCGTCAGATTTTGAATGAAGCAAATCGATTAAAGGATGAGAATAAATATTTATGTACACTACAACAGGGGGTGTCACCGACTCAGATGGATGAGATGGAAGCGGAAAAAGTTATTCTTGTAGTGCCTAAACCATATATTTCTTGTTATCCGAGAGATCGTCAGGATAGAATTTGGACTGTATCCAGATTTGTTGAGTACATTAAAGGAATTCAAGGTACACTGTAATTTGAATTGAACTTTGAGTATAAATATAAGCATATGTGTTTTGTAAGAGCGGCGTTATGGCGGCGCTCTATTTTTTTGTGATAGAAGAACGGTGCTTAGAAACCCACCAATTCTTGGTGCAAATCCCTCAAAATACACCAGCCCTGTCCATAGCCAACTCCCGAAATTTATAGTATGATACTCCTGCAAAGAGAAATTCATACTAAAAAGAATAGTTTTTTGTGAAAATTGGTCTTTTCAGGATATGTACAAGCGTCAAGTTTTGCTTTATGCTTTACACAGGCTCTGAAAAGCCGGAGAAATTTGACAACTGAATAGCAGTTACAGATGAGTAGAATTACGGTTCATATACCCGCAGGATGGAAGTCACAGTTATCATATCAGTAGGCTGATGGATTGAGAGATGAAGGCCGAGAGGCTGGACGGAAGTCCGGGAAATGCGGGAGCAGGTATGTTGCGTAAGGATAATAACCCATGAGGGGCGAGAAAAGAGTTTCGTCCCGGTCCCCGAAAGGCAGGTAGGGGAGATAGTGCTTCTCTTAGGAGAAGGGCGTCGTGAACACAATTGAGTGGCCGTCTGTAATTCCCGGAGGTGAGCACACCTCTACGTATACGGGGCGATGAGGGGTTGAAATACCGGCGTATACCTTGATAGGAACCATAAGTGAGATGGTTCAGATTATAATTAAAAGATTGCAGTAGATAACAAAATCGTTATCCATAGTTTGTGCATTTATAGAAGCTATGGGTAGCGATTTTTTTTGTAGAGAAAAAAACGGAGGTTACGCATGGACGAGAAAATAAATTTAACAGATAAGAATATCAGTATAAAAACCACCAGCGGGACGGTGGTAAATGTCACCTGTTCCTACGCAGAAGATAAGACTTTGGAAGCATTGTTTTTATCCTATCTGGAACAGGCAAATGCAGCGAAAATGGCAGCATAAAAGCGGGTGTTCGATGATGCAGAGGGGGCTCGTGTCACACTTGTGATTGGCAAAAATAACGAAAATAAAATTTTGTCGAAATTTTGGAAATTTGTGGTAGACAAACATATGGTTGTGGTGTATTATGAGGTCGTGGCAGGGATAAATGAATAGCAAATAAGAACATAAAAGTAGCCACAGATACCTATTAAGTGCATTGTGAGCGACCAGCCATCGCAAGACCAATGAGTAAGTATTAAATTTAATAGTTGGCAATAGACAGCTTGAAATATCAGTGATTATAAGACACTAAAAATGCAGACCGCTGTCCATGGTCAACAAAGCGAGCGAAAGCTTATTACATACGATGACGGAACCAATGCGTTCCGTGTTAGGACTAAGTAAATAATGACAAGCAATGCAAAATGTGATAGCGCATATTTTGTTTTTACTTGTTGTACTTTCGTATGTATGAGTTTAGCGGTTGTTACGAGTGTAGCAACAGACTTTGTTAACTATGGAGAGCGGTCTTTTTAGGTCTTAGCCGGAGTGCCGGTGAAGTGATATTTTAAGCTGTTTTTCATGTTGAACGGAAGGGAGATGAGTATATTTTGCAGCAGACAAAGGAACAGGCTCAGGTTGTGGAAGTCAGTCCGCAGCATGAGAAGAAATCACAGGGCAAGGTAAAACAGTATGGAAAATATATTGTGCAGTCAACCTTTGCCGGAAATTGCAGTATTACGGATATTATGAATTGTTATATAGAACGAAAGGCGTCGCTTAAGTACCAATAGCAGACGAATCAAAGAAGAACAACAGGAGGAAATGTAATGAGTAAGAAAAAGATTGATGTGTATAGAACCGGAATATATCTCAGATTGTCCCAGGGAGATGAAGATATCGATGGATGGGAGAAGCAGGAGAGTAACAGTATTTCCAATCAGAGACTCTTGCTGGAAGGATTTATTGATGCCCATGATGATTTGAAACTGGTGGATGTATTTATTGATGATGGTTACACCGGAAGTAATTTTGACAGACCGGAGTTCCAAAGAATGATGAAATCCATGAAGGCGGGAAATCTGGATTGTATTATGGTAAAAGATTTGTCCAGACTTGGCCGAGAGCGAATCGGGGTAGATGAACTTATACTGAGGACTTTTAAGGAATATGGCGTGCGTTTTATTTCCGTATCGGATAACTATGACAGCCTGACCGCCAATCGCGGGGAGACTCACACCATCATTCCTTTTAAGAATTTGTTGAATGAGCAGTACAACAATGATACTTCCCTGAAGGTCCGTACCAGTCAGCAGGTAAAAAGAATGAACGGGCAGTTTATCGGAGCCTTTGCGCCTTATGGGTATAAAAAGGCGGAGAATAATAAAAATCTGCTGGTGCCGGATCCTTATGCGGCAGGTGTGGTGCAGGGGATTTTTGCCAAGAAGCTGGCAGGGGTAAGTGCTATGGGGATTGCTAAGATTCTGAATAAAAATGGTGTGCTTTCTCCTTCGGAATATAAGACAAAATGCGGCGAGAAATACAACACCAGTTTTAAGGGTGCAGGACAGTCCAAATGGTCTGCCAAGACCGTTATAAGAATCCTGAAAAATGTGGTGTATACCGGAACTCTGGCGCAGGGGAAGCGCACCACAGTCAGTCATAAGGTGAAGAAGGAAATTGAGGTTCCGGAAGAAGACTGGATTGTTGTGGAAAATGCCCATGAGCCCATTATCAGCAAGATGGATTTTGATGCGGTGCAGATTCTTATGAGCCGTGATACCAAGGCCATCGCAGGGCAGAGTGAAGCTTATATGTATGCCGGGATTTTGTATTGCGGGGATTGTGGCAGCAGTATGGTTCGTCGTAAGGATAGCTACAAGGGGCAGGAATATGTGAATTATATCTGCTCCAACTATAATCGCAACGGCAAGGATAACTGCAGTCGTCACTGTATCCGTGAGGATGTGTTGGATGAAATTGTGCTGGGCGAATTACAGGGTTATATCAACAGCATGTGCGACTGCGAAAAGGTACTGGCTCATCTGGACGAACTGAATGTAAATTATGATGAGGCAGTAGCCCATGATAAGGAGATTGCTACGCTGAAGGCTGAACTTACCAGATTCTCTGCTCTTAAGTCTGCGTTGTATCAGGATTTGCAGGATGAAATTATCAGCAAGGAACAGTTTACAAGGTATCGTGAGGAGTACACCGGCAGGGAGCAGGAACTGGAGCAAGCAATCAGACAGCTGGAGGAAATCATCCGCAATATTTATGAAAACGGAATTGCAGTGGCAAAGGATTTGGAGCAATTTAGGGAAGGTCTGGTACTTGGAAAATTGGACCGCATGGCGCTTGTTTCTTTTGTAGACAGGATTTTAATTTTCGATGATTTCAGGGTGGAAATTGTGTTTAAGTACCGTCAGGAGATGGAGAAAGTGGCAGGGATTTTCTGTATGGCAAATGAAGAATTTATGGAGCCGGATTATACCATGGTGGATGGTCTGCCTGTGCTTGCGTTAAAGGAGGCGGTGTAAATGGCTAGAACGAAGAATCGATTTAATGCAGTGGCAGTGTCGGAAACAGCCAGTGTCGGTGTGCCTGTAAAAAAGAACAAAACCTTTCGCGTGGCACTTTATGCCAGATTATCTGTGGAGCTGAAAGCAAGACCTTCGGAGTCTATTGCCAATCAGCTGGATATTATGAGAGAGTTTATAAAAGGCAGGCCGGAATTTGCAGAGTATCATGAATATGTGGACAGTGCGGTGTCTGGAACCAGTTTTAACCGACCATCCTTTAACCGCATGATGGATGATGTAAGGGATGGGAAGATTAGCTGCATTATTGTAAAAGATATGTCCCGATTCGGCAGGGATTATATTGAGGCCGGTAACTATATCGAGACCATATTTCCCTTCCTTGGGGTGAGTTTTATATCCATCAATGACCATTTCGATACAGAGGCAGAATTTAATCAGAATAAGTCACTGGAGATTGCGCTAAAGAACCTGGTAAATGATATGTATGCCAAGGATATTTCCAAGCGTGTTACAGTCAGCCGCAGGCTCGATATGGAGCGCGGTAAGTTTACCGGAAGCAATGCACCTTACGGTTATAAGGTAGACAGTACGGATCCTCTTCGTAAGTATCTTGTGGATGAAGAGGCGGCTGCTGTGGTCCGTCAGATTTTTGAACTGGCAGCAGAGGGTGTGACCTTGCGTGAAATTGCAAAGGCACTTCAAAACTATCGTCTGGCTTTGCCGGGAGAGTATCTGAAAAGCGGAAAACTTTATGTGGAAGAAGGGCAGGAGGCAAAAGCGTGGTATGCCGGTACCATTTCCAATATACTGAAGAATCAGGCTTATATCGGAAATATGGTACAGGGAAAAAGACGCACCAGACTAAGTGAAAATGAGACAAGGCATTTTACCGATGAAGAGGACTGGATTGTGGTGGAAAATACCCATGAGCCAATCGTGGATAAGGAGCTGTTTGACAAGGTTCGTAAAGTGCTTGGGCAGAAGGTGGAAGAGAGTTCTTTTGCTTCGGAGCGAGGTAAGAATTTACCCATAAAAGATGATATATTTGCAGGGATTTTATTCTGTGGAAATTGTAAAAGAAGGCTTCCGCAGTTGTCCAGAATCATAGAAAAGGATGGAAAGCTGGAGCGTCAGTATTTCTATGCCTGTCGCTACAATTATGATTTCGGTGGTGAGAAATGTGGCTGTACCATTCTTGAGGACGAGCTGGTTAAGGCTGTGCATAAGATTCTGGAAGTAAATATTGCCGCGCTTACAGAGAGTGAGAAAACGGAGGCTGTAGTAAAAGGTGTCATGGATAAGAATTTAAAACAGTGCGACGGGCAGATTCGCAAACTGGAAAAACTCATTGAGAAGCAGAATTATGAAGAGAGCAAGGCTTATCAGCGCTATGTGACCGGAGAGGTTAGCAAAGAGGAGTTTAAGCGCATGCAGGAAAAGTCTGCGGATGCGGTGATGAGACTTCGAGGACAGATTTCTGATGAGCAGGCAAAGTACCGTCGGTTTAAGCGATTTTTTGAGAAGAAGCTGCAGTGGCTGAGAGCGATTTATCGTTTTCAGAGTGAGCCCTATCTGGACAGAAATATGTTGGAAATTCTGGTGCACAGCATTTACCTGTACCCGGATAACCGAATGGAGATTAACTTGAATTTCAAGGATGAATACGCAGAGATGATGAAGGAGGAAGCTTAAAATGGAACAGATTGCTATGTATTTGAGATTGTCAAAGGAAGATGAATTTATCAGGGATGAGAGTAACAGTATTACCAATCAGCGTGCTTTTATCCGCGAGTATATCAATAAGGATAAGGCTTTGCGCAAGATGAATGTGTTGGAATTTGTGGATGATGGTTTTACCGGTAAAAATATGGACCGTCCAGATATGCAGAGGATGCTGGACCAGATAAAGCGTAAAGAGATTAGCTGTGTTATCGTGAAGGATTTCTCCAGATTTTCCAGAGACCATATTGAGCAGGGGAAATATATCGAGCAGATATTTCCTTTTATGGGGGTGCGTTTTATTGCCATTAACGATAATTACGACAGCAATGATTATGTGGGCGGTATCGGTGAGATTGATATTGCTTTTAAGGGGATTCTCTATGATTTCTTCAGCGAGGAGCAGTCCCAGAAGGTGACGACAACTCTTGATGCCATGCGTGGCAGTGGTAAATATATCGCTGCTTACGCACCTTTTGGTTATGTGAAAAGTCCGGAGGATAAACACAAGCTGGTGGTGGATGAATATGCAAGCCAGATTGTAAAACGCATTTTCAGGGAGTTCTTATCCGGTAAGTCCATGTACAAGATTGCCGAGGCGCTGAATCTGGAAGGGATTGAGACGCCGGGCGTGTATATTGCCACCCGTGAGAATAATGAAAATCAGCTGGCAAAATACCGTGAGAAAAAGCCTCTCTGGAGCAATGTGGCAGTGGGCAGAATCCTTGAAAATGAGCAGTACACCGGCACTATGGTTTACAACCGCTTTAAAAGTGAAAATGTGGGTGACAAGCATGCCAAAGCCCTCCCGGAAGAGGAATGGAAGCGTGTGGAGAACTGTCATGTTGCCATTATCAGTAAAGAGGATTTCGAGAAGGCAGCAGCTATGAGATCCGGAAATACCTGCGCCGGTGCGGAGCGAAAGCATGAGACACACTGTCTGACCGGTAAAATGATATGTGGTAACTGCGGGCACCGTTTGTCTCATTCCTATGCCGGTCGCCCGAAATATTACTGTGCCAAGCATTATCTGGATAAGGCAGATGGCAAGTGCAATATCAGCGTTCTCGATTCGACTATGGAAGAGGTGGTGATGAAGTCCCTGCAGCTGTTCATTGATATGTGGGTGGATTCCAGAAAGATTGTGGGCATGCAACGTGAGAAACAGGCACAGCGCCTGGCACTGGCAGAAAAGCACTTGCTTGATATGGAGAAAAGCTATGAGCGCATCAATAAGGATTTGCGCGATGCTTACGAAAGCTACAAGCTTGGCATGACCGACAGAGAAACCTATCTGGAGCAGAAAAAGACCTACGAGCAGTTGCTTGTGCGCATGCAGGATAATATTGAAAAGCAGAAGGAAGCAGTCGGCAAGATGGCGCAAGTGGACCTGCCGGAAGTGGCCGGTTTTGAAATGCTGGAAGGACAGATGAAACTGCAGAAACTGAATAAGGAAATCGTGGATGCTTTCGTGGCAGAGATTATTGTGTACGATAGGGAAAGGATTGAGATTAAGTGGAAGTTCAGGGATGAGTTTTTGGAGGCGGAAAAGGGCGAAATTTGTAGTAAATGATATGGAGATTCATGGGAGGGGGTGGTATAATTAATCTTGATGTAGTAGTTTTGCTACTTATGTATGGGTTTGTATTGGAGGAAAAAATGCAAGGAACAAGATTAAAAGAAAAAGTGAATATATTTATTAGTTCTAATTGTGGCGGAAGGTACGCGTTAGTTAGGGAAGCGTTAAGATTATTGCTTTTGGAAACTGGAATGTGCGAGGTTTATATGTTTGAGGAAGAAGGTGCAACAACAAGTGATGTTGTATCGTCATACATGAGAAGACTTGAACGTTCCGATATTATAGTATTTCTCGTTGATAATAAAGACGGAATTGGCGAAGGTACAATGAAAGAGGTAAAGCGAGGAAGGGAATTAAAAAAGAAAAGTATATTTCTGTTTTGTGATGAGTATGAAAAGGAAGCGACAGAATTACAGAAAGAAATAATAGGCATGCCAAGTGGAGAGAAATTTAAAGTGATTTCTCAGTTTGCAAAGTTTCCAGAAATTGCATATGAAAGTGTGATAAATGACATTATTGACACGTATCTGAGTTATTGTAATGCAAAGGTTGAGAGTATTGATTCTGAAGCGGATAATGATAGTATGGTTGAGAATGCAATGGGTGATATTCGAACTATATTAAATAAAGATGCTTATAAAGGCTGTAATTATACAAAATGGGTTCTTAATTGTGAAGTTTCGATTGGACAGGAATCTCCTAAGAAGATAGACACGTTTGATAGATTATGCAGTGATTTGTTTGGGGTTATATTAGGAAACAAAACCATAGAAGACATTGATTTTGAAGGAGTTAAAAGATATGTTAAGGATATGCATGAGCCAGGTAATTTACAAAAAGCCATAATGCTTAGAATGGATGCAATGGAGGCATATTGGAAGGGAGAAATAAAAGAAGCAATTGCAACTTTGGTTAAGGCATTAGAGTTATCATTGGGAACAAAAAAGATACCACGTTGGTTTGTAAATGATATAGCGATTGATTTGAGAAATATGACAATTGTAAGTAATCAAACAGATAATATTTTTGAGTCTTTGCCGAAGGGACAAGATGTAATTAATGAAAGTGATGAACCGGTTTTCTTTCCAGTTGTAGATCGTTTTTCGAGTAATTTTTATGAAAATGTTGCAAAGGGGTTGCTGGAGAATGCAATTGAATCACCATTTACAGTAAGATTTGGCGGAGTTGATTATATATTGGATCAGCTTGTGGATATTTACGTTGCGGCTTTGTTATATGGTTCGATAATTCATACAGTTATAATTAGAGAGAAAATCGCTTCATATTTACAAGGGCTTTGTTTACAGTATAGAGAACATAAAATATTATCCACAACAATCAAATTGTTACTTCTGGTAGGGGACGAAAAGAAATTATCGAAATTTATAGAATCATATGGTATATGTACAGACAATGTAACTTCGGAGGATATTAGCGACTGGCTGCTTGTTGTATCTAATATGAAAATTAAATATAGAAGGATTCATTCTTCATGTTTATTGCTCGGATTTTTTGGAGCATATTTTAGTGATAAGCAGTATGAAAAATTATGTACGGCTTTAAAGTCGGAATTTATTACATGGACAGAGGAACAATATGCGGGAGATTTAATTTCTAAAGCATATTTATCAGCGTTGGAAAAGAATCAGTATAGGATACCTACAAAAGAAATTTTTGATGTATCATATCTTATTTTTGAGAAAGGTTTAAAAAGATGGTATGACGATGTCTTTGGGGTTCTGAGTAGGATTCGTTTTGAACAATTAGATGATTCGGATGTAGAGCAATATGTTTCTTGGTTGTTGAAATGTGTTAATGATGAAGAAATAGCTAAAAAATGTTACAAACTTCCTTCGGCGATTCAAAATATAAGATTGCATAGAGATGATGTTGACGTATTGGATGAAGCCGTTAAAAACACATTTGAAAATTTTTATAAAAATGAGTATAGTTTAAACGTTTTTGAACATGATTTAGAAGATATAAATGCTCATATTGATAGATTAGTAAAGGACATCGAAGCGCAAAATGAAACACAAGGTAAGGGAGGATGTTATAGTGGATATGCTTCGAATCCATATAGGACGATAGAAAACATTCTTGTCTTAGGCAAAGTCAAGGTACCGGTAAAAGAAATAAATAAAGTGTTAAATGCTACCTTAGGAACACTTAGAGCAGAGAGACAGACATTGGAAAGCAAAGTGGACGCATGGAAGTTGATAACAATTATTTTTATGAAGTACCCTAAAGCAAAGTGTGTTAGAGAAGCTACAGTAGAGATAAATAAAAATATAGATGTATTTTTAAAAGGTAAAGACATCTTTTTAACGAGCAGATACAATGAAAGTAGTTTGCAAGTGGCTTTTCGGTTTTGGAAAATCTTTATTAATCAAATTGATGAATTAAGCGTAATAGAGACTTTTGCTAATATTGCAAGGAACGATACTTCGGAAATACTTGTAGTACTTAATGTGCTATATGGTTTATTGACGGAAGCAGAAAAGCTAGGTTTATCTATAACGCATAGCAAATATATGCTTCAGTCCCTTTTGGAATTCAGTAGAAACCCAAATAGCGAAGTAAGATTTTATGCATACATATTATTGATTAAGATAATGAAAATGGACCAAGACTGCGAAGGACTGATTTTATCTCGTTTATCAGAAGCTATGGATGATGAAGTGTATAAAAATAAAGTTGCAATATTAAGTAGACTATCAAAAAAGGAAGATAAAAAAGTACAGTATATTATTTCTAAGGGAAAGGTCGATAATCACTTTTGGGTTAGAGAGGTCGCTGATAGATGAGAGAGAAGGTGTTTGAATGAAATTACTAAGATACCTTAAGCAACATCGTAATATAACGCAAGAAGATATGCTTAGGGATACGGAAGGAGAACCATTTGTTTTTTTTCGCGGAGGTGAAATTAATAATATAAAGAATGGAGTTTATTTTTGTAACAGTATCGTAGATGCAATAGGTTATGCTGGAGGTGTTGGGGATAATAAGGTATTATACCGAACAAATATTTGTACAATGCATCCGCTAATTATTGATGCTACCTGTGACGATGGTTTTTATTATTATGATACTATAAAAGTGGAACGGGATAGATTTTTCCCTAAAGATTTGTATGATGAATTTATTCAGAGTACAACTGAAAAGAACAAATCGAAATATGTTTCCACAGATGAAATTCTTGAATGGGCAATAGGGAAAGGGTGTTTTGATAGCGTTATTATTAAAAATGTAAGAGAAGGTATGGATAATAAGAAACCAATATATGATGTTATGGTTTGGAATAGAGATACTTTAGTAAATCTTACAAAGTTACCTGAACACAAAAATGTTGTCAAGGAACATATGCAATATATGATTAAGAGAATTGATTTATATAAGTTTTGTGGAATAAAAGAACAGCGGGGATTATTATCGCAAAGACACAAAATAGACCATACCCTAGAGTGTTGGATACAATTACAGGATGCTGGATATGAGTTGGATAACCGATTGGTTTTCAAAATGAAGTCAAATATATGTGCAGTTTTTTGTAATGAGATAAATGACTATATATATTTTGAAAAAATATCTGATGGAGAATATCTGTATAGACCTAAGAGATTTGGAGAGCAAATTATAGAAGAAGATGTGGGAACAGAGATTACTATTCATGGAATTAATTCTGTATTCAAAAATTTTGTTATAAAGAACAATATAGCGGTGTAACCCAAGTGATTGCAAAGCGGGAGTCGTAACCCGCCACCGCATTTATGGTATAGAGGAATTTAGGCAAGATGGTAATTATTCTGAAAGGATATTGATATGAATAAGAAAGAGGCAAGAGAGGCATATGATAGAATTGTGGAGAACAATATAAGCAATAGACTAAAAGATTATCAGGATCCGGATATTCCATATGAAGATACGATGATAATTAAAAAATCTGAATGGCACAATGTCGGGGAAATGCGGATTAGAATGTCATCGGATGGCTTGTGTAGTGTTAAAAAAATGCAGTCAATATACATGGAAGATGTAGATTTACTTCTTGAGAAGTATGTTTTGCTGAGAAAAGGGATGTTTGATTGCTTAAAGTGGCCGTCTTATGCGTTAAGCATAAATACCTTACGAGCAAACAGGTCATTTAACGATAGAATTGATTTGACACTTGCTGATATACAAAAATTTTATGAGGTGATAGCTAAAAAGGATATTTCATTTGGTTTGTTCCAAGAAATTGTGAATGATTCGCAGTTAAAATTAAGATATGCTTACTATAATGTTATGACTTTTTCATGGCTTAACCAATTTGAAGAATTTGAAAATTTTATTAAACAAAACAAGTTAACAGAGTTTGTTGAAATGAAGAATGGTAAAGTTGTGCCGTGGATAGATGAGAAGTATACAAATACTTTTTGTAAAGAATATTTTGATGAATTGTGTGATAGAGCTATATCGTATAAGAGGAATAATGACATAGCGGTGTAACCCAGGATTGCAAAGCGGGAGTCATAACCCGCCACCGCATTATGAAAGGCAGGTGTATGTCTAATAATGGAAACCTTTAGATTGGCCGGTGACAATAACAGGCTGTATTTTAAAAATTTTGATAGAAGACCGGATGATGAAGAGTTTGCGGAGGTTATGAAAATACTTAAAGAAGAAGGTGCGATTATTAGTGATAAATATATTGCACCGGATTGTGATTGGTACCAGAATTGTAAAATTGGTGAAGAAATCTTTGATATCCTTTTTACGATTGATGGTAATGGCACTTTTCTATATGCAGAAAAAAGTGAGACGTTAGAAACATTGGAACGTTTATTTGAGACCAATCATAACAAGACTGTAACTGAATAAAACCCTAACCGAAAAAATACAAAAAAATCCCCTTCACACCCTTGACACGAGCGGGCACAGGTAAAACATATGCTTCGGCATTTGCCCTAAGAGAGCAAAATCCAACTAAGGTTTTATTTGTTGTACATAGAGAACAAATTGCGAAGCAGGCGATAAAGAGTTATAGGAATGTTTTTGGAAACACTATAAAATTTGGCCTTTTATCTGGAAACTCAAAAGATTATGATGCAGAATTCCTGTTTTCTACCATGCAAATGATGGCAAAAACTGAGGTAATGGGGCAATTTGAGAAGAAAGAATTTGATATAATTGTAATAGATGAAGTACATAGGGCAGGGGCAGAAAGCTATCAAAAGATTATGAGATATTTTGAACCAAGATTTTGGTTGGGTATGACTGCTAGTCCCGATCGTACTGATGGTTTTAATATTTATGAGCTATTTAATTATAATATTGCCTATGAGATAAGATTACAACAAGCTTTAGAGGAAAATCTACTATGCCCATTTCATTACTTTGGGATTACAGAGCTAGAAATAGATGGTGAGATTTTTGACGATAATACTGGGATAAGAAATTTTGCTAATTTAGTGAGTAGCTCTCGAGTGGATTATATAATAGAGAAAGCCGAATATTATGGTTATTGTGGAGACAGGGTCAAGGGATTGGTCTTTTGTAGTAGAAAAGATGAAGCAAGAGAGTTATCTCATAAATTCAATGGTCGAGGCTATAATACAGTTTTTTTGTGTGGTGACGATTCACAGGAACGTAGAGAAGAATGCATCGAACGATTAACAAATGATGAGAGAACTGATTTAATAGATTATATATTTACAGTGGATATATTTAATGAAGGGGTAGATATACCAGAAATTAATCAGGTAATTATGTTGAGACCTACAGAAAGTCCAATAGTTTTTATCCAACAGCTTGGGCGCGGCCTTCGTAAGGCGGATAATAAGGAGTACGTTGTAATTTTGGATTTTATAGGTAATTACATGAATAACTTTATGATTCCAATTGCCTTATCTGGAGATAGAACATATAATAAAGACAACCTAAGAAGGTATTTATTAGAGGGGGATAGGGTTATTCCTGGATCATCTACAATACATTTTGACAGAATATCAAAAAAACGCATCTTTGATTCTATTGATTCTGCAAATTTTAGTGATATTAGGCTTATTAAAAACAATTACAACAATTTAAAAAACAAACTAGGACGAATTCCCAAATTGAAAGATTTTGATAGATATGGGGAGATGGATGTTTTACGCATTTTTGATAATAAATCATTAGGTTCATATTACAAGTTTCTTGTAAAGTATGAAAAAGATTATAGAATTAGATTAAGTAAAGTAGAAGAGAAGTACATAGAGTTTATTTCCAAAAAGTTGGCATCAGGAAAACGAATACATGAGCTTGAATTGTTAAGCCGTATGTTAACTTATCGTTCTGGCTTATTTAATTTTTTAAGAGAAAGGCTTGCTATGGATTATGATATCCAAATGAGAGAGTGTACCGAAAAAAACATAGTGAATATTATGACCAATGAGTTTCCTACAGGGTCAGGAAAGAAAACTTACGAGGAGTGTGTGTTCCTTGAACCTGATGGTAATGATTACAAAGTAAATAAATCCTTTTCTAAAATGCTAGATAATCCAAAGTTCTTTGAAATAGTAAATGAATTGGTGTCATTCGGAATATACAGAAATAAGAGGGATTACGGGAATAGATATAAAAATACAAATTTTGTATTGTATCAAAAATATACCTATGAGGATGTGTGTCGCTTACTAGAATGGG